GACAAACTTCTCTGCATTCTCTTCGCGGGTCTTGCTAAGAAGAATGGAAAGACGCTTGACTTCGTCGTGCGATATCTTCACCCAAAACAGCAGCAACGCCGAGGCGAACGAAAGCACAGTATTCCAGATAGGCACTTCCATGATTTAACAGTTCCATGCACGCAGAGATTTGTTAATCCGGGAGTTTGGGTCTTTCGCGGTCTTCTCCGAGGTGAGCTTCTTCTTCATTCCACTCATCCTTGCACAAAAGGAGTCGCGCCTTGACCCGCCTTCCGGCTGCGGGGGCTTTAAATTCATCCCTTGGGCCTTCGCAGAGGCGCGCCCCTTGGCGTTCAGACCACCTTTGGGGTTCTTGCCTTCTTTGCGTTGCCATGCCGGGGACTTAGCCATAAAACACCGTTGTAGTCACGTTAGCAACGAGACCTACAAAAATGCCGTTCGGCGCCAAGATCCCTTCACCGGGGATGATGACGTTGAAGGCAGTCGGGTTGTAGGAGTCAGCTTCCAACAGGATGTCCGCATACATAGCCACCGCAGGCGAACCCGTGATGGTGCCAGTCGCAGAATCCGTCACCGTAAAGGTATTGGTGCCCGTTACCGTAACAGAATAAATGTTATCTGTTGCAGTGCCGCCCGTACCAGCCGAGAAATCCAACCAGACACGATCACCAGTGGTCAAGCCATGGTTGGCAATCGTCACTGTCACGGTGTTGGTAGACCTGCCATAGGTGCCAGACTGCGTCAGATTGTCTGCAAACACGGTGTTGCGTGTTGCTGCACTAGCGTTTGCGGACACAATCGCCCCCTTGATGCGCGTGCGGTAGTTAACCGCCACGCCCGTCGAAGACATGTGTACCGCCTTAACATCGTATTGCATGGCCATGTCGGCCTCCTATTAGGACAGTGCAGCGCCGACAGCAGTAACCCAAGCAGAGCCAGTGCTAATCACGAGGCAGTACTCGTTGTTGCCAGCGCCGTTGTCGCTGATCAAACGGACTTGACCTTGGTTGCCAGCGGCAGCAATAGGCAGCGCGGAGGTCAGGATGGGGGTCAGACGCAGGAAGCTCGACGCCGTAACGCTCGTCACGCTAGAAGCAGCGCCAAGGGTAGAGGTGACAGTGGTGACGCCCGTGCTGGGGTCGATAGAGATGGTTTCGAAGCCGTTTTGCGACCGAACCGGGCCGTTGAAAGTGGTATTAGCCATTTAAACCTCACATGCGAGTATTCGTTTGGGCGCTCTGTCTGCATGTCGTCAGCCGGGACTGTCAGATACGCCGGGGACCCCGGAATGTTCTATTTGTATCACGTAGTTTAAATGTCGTCAATAAAAAAGGGGGCCGAAGCCCCCCTTTTTTAGATACCGAGGTATCACGAACCGGACGAACCCCACATGCCGAGGGGATCAGACCAGCCGAACGAATAACGCTCGCGGGACTTGTAACGGACGTTGCCGGTATCGAAGTCGCCGTCCATGCTGTTTTGCAGCGGGGTGCGAACGAAATGCTTCATGCCGTTCGGAACGTCGGTGGTCAGGAACCACGCGTTCGGGTCGGTCAAGAAGTGGTTCACGGTGTAGCCACCGGAAATGGTGCCCATCTGCTTGATCGCGTTGATGTCGTTATCAGCAGAAGCAACACGCAGTTCGGTGTCCAGCAGACGCTTGGACGTGAACATCAGTGCCGGGGGAACCACCAGCTTAACCGGCTTGGCAGCGATCAGCAGGCCACGTTCGTCGGTCCACGCAGCGATTTGAATCGTGGCGTTTTCCAGCGAGGTTTCGTTCAGATCGACACCAACAGACGGGCTGTTGAAGTTCACAGTGCCGCCGACGGTGGGGTGACCCACGCGGGTAGCGCTGGAGTTCACACCGAACAACGAAACGCCGTCGCCGCCCGGGAAGGCGCCGTTAAAGCCGTTGTTCAGGATAGAAGCAGCCTTGACCTGCTTGGTGTAGGCCATAGCACGAGCCAGAGCTTTGGTGTAGCGGGCAGACAGGCTGTCATACAGGTTGTCTTCCACAGCTTCTTCCGTGATGGAGAAGCCCAGAGCAATGGTTTCGTGGGTATAGCGAGCAGTGAAAGCTTCCTGCGCGTTGTCATAAGCGATGGCAGAGCCTTCGTTCTTGACAGGTGCAGCACCGAAGCCAGCGAGCTTGGTCTCTTCTTCGAAGGAACGCTCAGAGGTCTCGGTTTCGTAGATTTCCTTGTGCTCTTCGCCGTAGCGGGCATATTCCATGCCGAACAGGGCGTTCAGACCGGGCAGGAGTTCTTTAAGTAGCTGTGCACGAGAGATAGCCATTTTTAATTACTCCTTAGATGCCGACGGCATTGGTGTAGGCGTGAGCGCCCGGGTTGAACTTCACCAACACTTCCGTGAAGGTATCGGTCAGCGGCGAGGCGAAACCGATAATCTTGAAGGCGGCGGCGGTGGTCACGGTGCTCGACTCCAACGCGCTGGTCGAGTTGCCAGTGGTGGTAGAGCCAGTGGTGCCACTTTGCACGGCGGCAAAGAAGGTGTTAGCGCCAAGAGCAGCTTGGGTGACTTGGCCATCCAACTGAGCTTGGAACGTCACGTTCGGGTCAGTGATCACATACGCAGTCACCACGCCGGTCGTGCCGGTGGGGTAGTACTGAGCATAGATCTGCTGGCCTTGCGCGTTGATGTAGGAACAGCCAACGAACACGCCCCAAGCGCCAAGGGTATTGCCGCCGAGGTTATTGGTCGTCAGGTCCGCACCAGTAGCGGTAGATAGAGCGATGTAGCCGTTGGCGTCAATAATGACGACTTGGCCGTTGAAAAGGTTAGTGCCAGCGCCCGAAGAAGGGTTGATCAGGAACTGACTCGTAGCGCCGGCATAGGGCATGCCGTCGTTACGGTTGACGGCACGTAGGCCGTAGGGAGCATTGGTCATTGCCATTTAAGGACTCCAAATTTAAGAACCAGAACCGAAACTGACCTTCGTCTTCTTCTCAGAGAAAAGAGGCATACGAGGATCATTTTCACGAAGGAAGTTGTTGTCTACCGATTCCATCTGAGCTTTGTTCTGCTGCGCATAGTGTTGTGCGCGTTGAGCCATAAACTCTTCCGGGATGCGGCAAAGCAACAGTCCACCCACCTCAATGTTGCCTTTAAAGCGACCTTCGGTGGAAGCGTGCATCATGAGTTCAGGATAGTCCTCTGCTTTGCAGGGTTCATATCCTTCACGCAACTTAGAGGAGATATTGGTCGGGTCCTGTGCCCCCATAGACGCGATGCGAACCCAACGATGAGACCACCCGGGACGGGGGTCAGGGCTGGGAAGCAGTTCCGGCGGACGCCATGCTTCAGCACGTTTAAATGCTACTTCACGGACATCAGCCTCGCGGCTACGACGATTTTGTTGAACCTGTTCCATTATTGATTCCTTCCAAGTTTTGCAACCTCTTTAGCGTATACCTCCAAAGGCACCCCAAGTCGACGAGCGATGTTGGCTTCAGATGTCTTCAGTTTGACGCGAGTAGGCGGAGTGCTACGAGCAGCCGGAGCTACAACCGTAGCGGATTTTGAGGCACGGCGTGGAGGTTCATCCTCATCAGCCGGTTCTGATACTTTCTTTGGAGGCGTATCATCGTCCTCATGGCTCTGAGTCTCAAAGTACTCAGGGAATCTTTTACGCATAGTCTGATCGACTTCTTTGAAGTACTCATCAGTACCGACGTAGTCAGAACCATACTGACGCTGCAACTTTTTGTCAATGCCCATGGCAGCCATGGTCATTTCTTCGTCTACCCCAAACCAATCCTTATTGGTATCAACCCATTTCTTGGTCTTGGGAGGTAGCGCTTTAGTTGTAGGCTCAGGTTCTGCGTCCTTGAATTCCTCTTCCGGGGCCACGATAGGCTGCATATTTGCGGCCTTATCTAGCTTCAAAGTGGCCTTAGCGACGGCTTCTTGAGCCTCAACCAAGGCATCGGAATCACCGGCTTCAAAGGCTTCTTTTAGCCTTTTCTTGGCAACTTCAAGGTCCGTGGTGGCGGAGTTCTTGGTCTGCTCGATGATTACCTTGCTGCCGGATTCAATTTGCAGCTTCAGGCGTTTGTTTTCTTCAAACACCTGACGTGCAAACTTCTCTGCGGCCTCACGTTCACGCAGGGCGGTTTCCTTTGCCCGGCGCTCGTCGTGATATCCGCGTGTAAATTTCTTGATCCGGGACTGGACCTTCTCGTCATAGGTGGATAGCTCTTCATCAGAAGGCTCTTCCGGGGGCGGAGCCGACTTGCGGCCACGATCCTCTGGCGGGGTATCGTCCTCGATCTCGATCTCTAGCTCCTGAGCGACGACCTTTTCATCGTCTTTCTTCTCATCAGGGAACTTAAAGTCCTCGTGTTCGGTTTCCATTTAAATCTCCTTAGCTTGCACGCGTAATGCCACGCGGATCTTCAACCACGGCCTCTACGGAGTCGTCGTTGATCAGCCTGAATTCACGTCCGTGGATCTTCAGGCGGGTTCCAGAGTTGGGTCGGACAACGACAAAGTCGCCTTTCTTGCAGGATGGCCCGCTGGGAAAGCGCTTCTCGTCTTTGTAGCAATCAGGACCCATCTTCACCACGAACAGCACGGGGGTCAGGACCTCCTCGTGGTACATGGTTTTAGCGTCCTTGATCAACCCAACTTCACTATCAGCAAACTCTTCCATGGCCTCGGGGACCACAGTCAAGATGTGATAGGTCGCAGGATCAGGTAACTGCTTGGCTTTTTCTTCTGCGGACTTATCGAGAATCCCCGACAAATCCACGGCCAAGTCCGGATTGAAGTCACTCATCGTTTTGTTCCAGTCTTTGCACAAGGTCTTTAATGATTTGTTCTGCGGAGTTCAGACCTCGGATGATCCCGCAGACATGCCGATATTCGGCGTAATCAGCAGCGCGTCCCGTCGAGAGAAAGCTCTCTTGGTCTGCGCGTGTTTCTGTGATGAGTTTGGCGACGTGCGCCAATACCTTTACTTCATTCACTCAGTTCCTTTTCGGTTAGGGGCGTTTGGACGCGCTGCCCGTTGCGCTTGTTGGATAGACATCTGAGCACGGTGTTTAGCAATGTCAGCGCCGATCCTCATTCCTTCGCTCTCCTGTTGACGGTTGAGCTTGTCCTTTTGTGCAGCGGCATTAGCCGCGACTTGCATTGCAGCGATCTCTTTCTGAGCCGCGATACGGGATTCTTCAATCCTGATTTGGTCCGCCTTGGCAGCGGCTTCGATCTGTTGTTTCTGCGCCTTGAGCTGGACTTCAGCTTCCTTGATCTTCAGCTCTTGCATCTGCATCTGGACCACCGGGTCCTGCATCTGCTGCTGGAACTGCTGCTGCTGGATCTCTTGGCTATTCTGTTTAAATAGCTCTTGGGCGGCGGCGGCAGCCATCTGGGCGATTTGATCGGCCATCTGGGGATCGACAGCCTTGGTCTGCTCTTCGCTGGGCAGGATGATGCCCATGCGGCGCTCCATCTCACGGCGGTATTCAAAGGCGATGTGCTCGTTGATGTGAGCCATCATTGCCGCCTGAATAGCCTGCGCTTGAGGGTTCTGGCCGATGATCTGGGCGATCTTCGGGTCTTGCATAGCCATCATGTGGACCTGAATGTGGGCCTGATGGTTCTGCTCCATGAACGCCTTCATGGGCTTGCCGTTGATGGCATTCATGTTTTCCTGAACCGGATCGGTCGGGATTTCATCCTCTTCAATCGGGACCAGCTTCTGGGCGTTCTTGACCCCCAGAACATCAATCATCTGGCGGTGCAGCAAAGGCAGGTTATAGAGCTGCGGGGCTTGCTGGGCCAACTGGATGACTGCTTGGTACTGGACGACCTTCTGAGCCATGGTGGCTGCGTTGGGGTCGCTCACAGGGATCACATCGACTTGGTCGTAGTCCGACTTCTTGGCGAAGCGGCTGCCCTCTTCCGGCTCGTAGGCGTACTCTTCCGGGGTGTAGTCAGCGATGATGCTCTTGAGCAGTTTAAATTCCTGCTTCATTGAGTAGTGCATACGCGACTGCACTGCGCCCATGACCTTCAGGGTGCGCTCCAGCAGAGCCAGCGTCGTACCAACGGGGGCGTTGGCAGACATGTCGCTGACGTTTAAATCACCAGACGAAGCGAATGCGCGGCCTTCCTGAACGATGTTCTGGAAGAGGCTGTACAGAACTTGGCTGGGTTCCTTGTACGGCAAGGGAAGAATGTTGTCGCGGATGGAGCCGCCGGGGACATCTACGTCTCGGAACTCTCCCGGAGCAATCGGAGTGTCGTCTCCCTTAATTCGCAGGCCACGGGACTTGAGACCACCGGGGAGGTTAGACAGAGTGCCAGCGTCAACAAGCTGCCGGATAAGCATCGTCGCGCTCTTGGCATAACCCCCGATGAGGTGGATGAGGCCATAGCCATAGAAGCCAAACCCGGGAATGTATTGATAATGTACGAAGTGTTGTCGCTTGAGGTGGAGCTTGTCGCCTTCATACCAGTTCCTGCGGACGGCGAGGATTGTTCCGGTGCCCTTTTCAATGGTGATGACATACGGCAGGGCGATGCCGGTCTGTTCACCGTATTTGTTGGTGTGCTCATAGCCGGGCAGGTCCATGTCCACATGCATCTCTAGGATGCGATAGCGGTCATCCTGAATAGCAGACATGCCTTGCTCTTCGGCCTTTTGCTTCTCGATGTCATCGAGTTCGCCGGTCGGCTCGCCCAGATCCACATCACGATAGAAGCCAGCCTCTTGCAGGCGGGTCACATCGTTGGTGGTCTTGCGCATGACATGGGTCACACGCTCGGCACGCTCCAGATCGGGAGCGCCGTAGGGCACCACGATGTCTTCTGCCGAGATGAACATAGCCACCTGACGGCCAATCGAGGGGTCGTAGTAGACCTTTTTAAACGCAGAGCCGGTGATAGGCAGGGACCACAGGAGCTTCTCGTGCTCCGGGCGGTACTCCGTCATCCGGTCGGTAAGCTGGTAGTTCATGTCGTTTTGCACACGCAAAGCGGCATCTTTCTTATCCAGCGTCTCTTTACCGATGATCTGCGTCTTGACCGGACCCATGGCAGGGAAGGTCTCCATGATCCCTTCAGCTTGGAAGCGGACCACGGACTCGGTAAGCATGGGGTGGAACACACCGCAGGCCCCGTCCCAAGGCTCGGTACGGTCTTCGTACTTCAGGCCTAGGAGCTTTAAACCATCGACATAAGTTTGAACCCATTCCTTGCGGTCGCGGGTGTCTTTGTCAAAATCTGCGATAAGCTGGGATGCCAGAGAATCAAGCTCGGAGTCGTCCATGAACTCCGCGAGGTTGGCCTCGAAGTCCTCTGCGGTTTTGGGTGCCGGGGCTAGATCAATCTCGATGCCGTCCATGTCGATAGACACAGAATCCGGGTTCTCGATTTCAATCTCGATCCCCGGCTGTGCATCTTCTGCAATACCGATGGGGGCTTGATACAGGGACTTGTCGATCATATTGACTCCAGCCGTTTACACGGTGTAATAACGTTCTGAGCGCCGGCCTTTGAAGAACCTTGGCTCATCAGGTTCGTCGGAACTGATGGAGACAAATCCACCTTGCCTAAAGCGAAGCAGAGCTTGGCTGGTTGAGTCCACCAAGTCATCGTGATCGCCGTTAGGAAAGGCTGCGAGTTCTTCCATGAGTTCATCTGCCCAGCGGGTTTCCGGGCACCATACAACGCCGGATGCAAAAAGGTCCGAGATGGCGTTTACACGAGCGATCTTATCGTTTCCTTTGCCCGGTGTATATTCCTGAAGCGGGATGCCCATCTGTCGCAGCTCATAGACCAGAGGCGCTCCGGCGGCCTTCTTTTCAATGATCAGGGAGTCAGGCGACCACTCCTTGTACATCTCCATAGCCTTCTGTTTAAGCTCCGGGAACTCCATCCGGCGCTTTACGGCGTCCAAAACAATAATATTTGTCTTGTAGTTTCCTGTATCGTCGGGATGTTGGAAGACTCCCCACGTTGTACAGGCGGAATAGTCGGCTCTATTGGACTTTTCAAAGGCCGTATCCCAGCTTTGGATGATGTATTCGCACTGCGGGGGTGAATCTTGGGTCCAGATCCGCCAGTTTTCCCGCTTGATGATGGCCCCTTCCTCGGAAGTGGGGTTTTGCTGGTACTGGGCCTCCCATTTAGCGACCGGAAGTTCAGCTTTTAGAGCTTCTAGCTCCTCTTTCTTCCAGAAACCGGGCCACAAGGGGGTTCCAGAGGGCAAGATGGCGGGAAATTCGATGACTTCCCACTCATTTGTGCCTTCTTTTTCACTGCCACGCAGGATTTGGCCGGTCAGGTCTCTCTTAGACCACCGGGTCATCACAATAATGATGGCTCCGCCCGGTTGTAAACGCTGGCGGGGGCCGGATGTGTACCACTCATACACCCCGTCATAGACTGCGGGGTTGCCCTGCTTGGCTTCCTGCTCAGAATGGGGGTCGTCGATGATGAGTAGGTCAGCACCTTTACCCGTTACTGCGCCGCCGACACCGATAGCGAAGTAGTCGCCCCCCACATCCGTGTTCCAGCGCCCGGCTGCCTTGGAATCGGAGGACAGTTTGGTCTCAAAGACCTTCTGATACAGGTCAGAGGAGACCAGATTTCGCACCTTCCGACCGAACCCGACGGCCAGTTCTGCGGTGTGAGCAGTCTGAATGATCTTCTTAGTGGGGAACCTACCCAGAAACCACGCAGGAAGGAGGTAAGAAGCAAACTCAGACTTAGTATGCCGGGGCGGCATGTTGATGATCAGACGCTTTAACTCCCCCCGAGCCACACGCTCAAAGGCATCTGCCATGATCTGATGGTGTTTCCCAGAGATGAAGACCGGCCACATCTGGGAAACAAAGAAGATGAAGGACTCCCGGCACCTCTGGACCTTGTCCAGCTCTAGTAGCTGAAGAATCTTGACCCGCTCCTCATCCCCCACAAGAGGTATCAAGGACTGATAGTCCGACACCTCCTTCTTGGTCAAGAAACTCACAGACGCCCCACAGCCCGTACAGACTGATCCACCAGACTGATCGAATTGAACTTATGAGGCCGTAGCGTCAATCTGCCCTCATCCTTCAACTTATGAACAATCCGGTGCACATTCGCCTTGGACCTCAATCCAATGCCCTTGGCAATCACTGTATACGAAGGCGCTACACCATGAAGCTTGATGTACGCCTTGATGAAATCAAGCACTAACTGGTGCTTTTCGTACATTCCTGCGCTCCGCATCAATAGCACGTACCACTGCGCCCAGATGATGCATGGCATTGACCACCTCATCCATCGCATCCTCATACCTCTTCTCAAGCATCGCGTTGTGCATGTCCTTGAGAGCCTTCTCAGCCAACATCGTCGGCCTCGCGTAATCAATGATGTCGTCCATAAACACAGTTTAAATCAAAATGAGAACGTTCGCAAGCATTTAAATTAAAAAATATGCACCCCCCGGGGGTCTGCAAAAACTCATCTACCCGGGGGTATCCGCACATTTACACGATGAGATGCGGGTGGGAACGTTCGTGGTGGTGGGGAGGGGGTAATTGTGGG